GGAGTAAAAAAAAATTAGAGTGGATTGACATAGAAAGATATACAATGGGGGAGTGCAAAGTGCTTCCCCATTTGTTTTGGGAGATGACCATGGCTGAATTAGATTTTGTGTGGTACGGATATAGACACGAGGAAGAGCAACAATGGATTAAAATTAGATGGCAGACAACATTACTAATCAATATCCAATTACCAAAGGGTAAGAAGGTTAAGCCACAAGAGCTTATTGAATTAGACTGCGATACTCGTAACTTTGTAAAGCAGAGAGTGATGACAGAAGAAGAGCTTAAGCAAGTCCTAGAAAAATATAAAATTGTTAAACCGATAATATAATGGCAGAAGAGAATATAGTTATTAAGATTAAGGCCGATGTAGGTATATCAAAAGAAGTAATTGAGTCCGTTACAAAAGCAATGGAAGGGTTAGGCAAAACCGCTACCATTGTTAGTGGTAATGTAAAAGTTACAAATAAGAATCTTGAAGATACAAACAAAATATTAGGTCAAGTTGGTGAAACTGCGAAAAAAACAGGGAACGCGATTGGTAGGACTGGTGATTCTGTTAAAAAATCTAATATGCAATGGACTAATCTTGCATTAGTTGTTCAAGATTTACCATATGGATTTAGGGGTATTCAAAATAACTTACCTGCTCTTATGGGCGGTATAGCAGGAATGGCTGGGCCATTATACTTGGTTGGTTCAGCAGTTATTGCCTTATTTACTGCATGGGATGCTGGTTTATTTAAAACAAAAAACGCAACAGATGCATTAAAAAAATCTCAAGAAGAATTTGATAAAAGTTTAAAATCATCATTAGAAACTGGATATAGCGAGATTTCATCTATAAAGGCATTAGTAGCTGTAGCTAAAGACCATACAACATCTATGGACAATAGATTGTTAGCGGTAAAAAAATTACAAGATGAATATCCAGCTTATTTTGGAAATCTATCTCAAGAAAAAATATTAAATGGAGATTTAACTACTGCCATAAATGGAGTTAGTAATGCCTTATTAGCAAGAGCAGAAGCAACTGCACTTGAAGGTAAGATGGGAGTTTTAGCTACTGAGAAACTAGCAAATGAAGAAAAGTTATTTCAACTAGCTTTAGAAAAAACTAAAAGGCTAAAATCTCATAAAGCATATTTGGCATCACCATTTGTTAGTAAAAAACAAAGACAAGAGGATGCTAAAAAAGACATGATTGGTATTATGTTATTAGACATAAGAACAAAAGAAGCGGAGTTAACACAAAGAAATTTAAATATTCAAAAAGAGGCATTAACAGTACAAGAAAAAATAAACAAATTAACTGTTACAGCGTTGCCATTAGAAACAAAAAAAGGCAAAGATGTAAAAGTAAAAGAAGAAAAAGATAAATACTTTAATCTTCTTTCTTATACAGAAGAGTATTATAGAGCAAAAATGAATTTTGCATATGGGGATTTAGAAAAACAAAAAGAGATACTTAAAGAAGAAGGGAATGCTTATTTAGGATTATATGGATTAAGAATAATATCTGATATCGATTATGCTAAAAAATCATCAGAAATATATAAAAAATTATCTGATATAAAGCAAAAAGAAGATCAAGATTTAATTAATCAACAAATTGCTTTTGCTAAAAGACAAACAACTAACATTGAAACTGAACTATCGGTTCAAGATAGATTAAATAAAAATAGTCTATCAGATAGAATAGAATATACAAAACAAGCCTTAGCTAAATTGGCTGTTTTAGCAGCTTACACATTTGATCCAAAGGTGCTTGCCGTTTATTTAGATTCTTTTGATAAGGTAAATGCTAAATTAAAGGGCATGGGTACTGCTTGGGAGGCAACATCAAATCAAATAAAAAACTTAATAGAGGGGGTGATGTCTGATAGTATATCACAATTTGCTGAAAATATAGGCAAATCATTTAATGGAGAAGATGTTGATATATTTGGAGGCATAACAGAAATAATAGCTACTGGATTACAAAACATAGGTAAGGCATTAATAGCATACGGAACTGCTATGGATGCGTTTAAATTAGCGTTTACAAATCCATTTGCAGCTATTGCGGCAGGTGTTGTATTGGTTGCCACAGGAGCAGCTTTACAAGGAAGTGTAAAAAAAATGAACGATAGCGGTACTAAAACTAAAAAGTTTGCTAATGGTGGTATTATTAGTGGCCCTACAATGGGGTTGATGGGTGAGTATCCAGGTGCTAGAACAAACCCTGAAGTAGTTGCTCCTTTAGACAAGCTTAAAGATATGATTGGTGGAGGTGGAGGTGGAACTTTTATGTTAAGAGGACAAGACTTACTTTTGTCTGTAAATAGGGCACAAAAGGCATCAAATCTTAAAGGACAAAATATTAGTTTAGCATAATGGCATACGCATTAAGATATACATTAAGTCAAATACTTCGCAATGGGAATACTCAAACAATAGAAGTGTATGAAGATGGTTATGTTGGTAGCGTAAAAACATACATACCAACATCTATTACATTACAACCAAGCTCATCAGAAGAGTATCCATATCCTGCTATTATAACATCACAATTAAACTTTTCTTTCATATTAGAAACCGCAGATGATTACACTCAGTTTCCTGATGTGTTATCGGTTAATGATAGATTATATTATGTATTATTAAAGGAGTCATCCACAGTAATATGGAGAGGTTATTTATTTAATGACTATTCACAAGTCGGTTTCTCAACAGGTATATCAGAAGCATCATTAGTTGCAATAGATGGTATATCATTTTTACAAGAAGAAGATTATGTTGTTGATGGTAGTATAAATCTAACTGTTAAACACTTAGAGTTAATTGGTACGGCATTAAGATTATTAGCTTATCCTACAACCGACCTTTTTCTTAATATAGCTTGTTCTTTCTTTGCAACAGGGATGGCTACAAGAGCTGCTAGTCAATCTAATGAGCCATTTAATCAAATCTACCAATACAGAAGAGATTTTGTAGGGGTAAGTTATTATACAATATTAGATAATATTTTAAAGACATTTAACTGTAGAATGTATCAAGCTAATGGAGATTGGTATATTACATCTACTATGGAGGTGGCTGCTACTACAAGGTATTATACAAGATACGCTATAGGAGCATCAACCATAACCGTTAACTCTTACGGACAACTAACAAACACAATAGATATTCAACCACATTCTCAAGGTGGTGTTCATTTTATTAATAATTCTCAAACGAAGATATTAAGAAAAGGATTTTATGATATAGAGGTTAGAAGTGAATATACATCACCAATAAACTTAATTCATGATGCTAACTTAAAGATTGTTTCAGGTATATACCCAGCCACAACCGCAGAGGGTTGGTTTACCGCAGTTACAGGATCAGCTACTGCATCTGTTTTTGAAGAAGCTAATGAGCAATTTAATAGTTATATTTTATCGGCTGGTACAGGTTATGTTGATTTACAAATATTAGCACCTGGCCCTGTTTTTTATCCATATACACCATATTTGGGGGGTACATCTGCTACCTTTAGTTGTGAGCATAAAAACGGAGTTGCTATTAAAATACAAGTCGCATTGCTTGATACAGGATCAGGCAATAAATACCTAGATAATAATGGTGATTGGCAGACAAACTCTGCTACATTTATTACCTTTCCTGCTGCAACAGGAGATGATTCTGATTATGATACATATACATTATCAATACCTCCATATTGGGTTTCTTTGAGTGCAGGAACATTTTTAATGGGTTACTTAAATATTAAAGTAAGATGTGATTCAGGTTCAACTCAATTAAGGAATTTTAAATTAGTTCAAGATAGTACTGAGGTTAAATATGCGGTTGTTCAAAATAGTTTAACAAGTATTAAATCTACCACAAAGGTATTTGAGCAGCCATATGGCCAAGTTTATCCTAATTTATATGGACAACAAGTATTGTCATTAGGCTCTTTATATAGTAGTGCAGGAGTATATTTAACAGGGTGGAACTTCTTAGATACAGGAATGATAGTTGGTGGAGATAAAGCAGTTGCTCTTTTGGCATATCAATATATAAAGATATTTCAAAGGAATATTGCAACATTAGAGGCTGACCTTGGAGAAACAGAGGGTGTTAATGGATATGCTTATTTAGACAAAGTATATACTGTTACTGATACTACAACAGGCGATTTAAGTTATAGTGGTAAAAAGTTTGCTGCAAATAGGCTTACATTATCACCATACAATAATCAAACTAATTCATTACAATTAATGGAAATTTATTATGATGATACATTTATACTTCTTATTCCATCATACATAACAGATGTTGGTCAATTAGGGCCGTTTTGGTTTTTGAATATTCCATTAGACATAAATCGCATATAGATATAAAATTAATATAATAAAATGGCATCAGTAATCAACGGAACGAATATAGTCTTATACGAATATGATAGCAACGCTATCTATTACTTTAATGGAGGTACTGCACAAGGCACTTTTGATAGTATTGTGTGTAAGGAATTAAGCAGAAGCCAAGTAGCAGGTACTTCAGTTGACTTTAATAAAACAGGAGCAGGTACAATAGCTTCGTTTATTACGGATGCTCTTGATCCTGGTGTAACAACCATACCAGCAGGTACTTGGACTTTTAGTGCTTACTATTCTATTTTAACCGCCTTTGCAGGTGCTCAAGTTCAGTATGAACTATATAAATATAATGGTAGTGTTGCTACCTTATTGTTCACATCGGCAGCAACCTCAACAACGACCTTAACAACCCTAGTAAAGACCTTATATACTACGACAATGACAGTCACTCAAACGACTATAGCTGCCACAGATAGGCTTCTAATTAAGGTTATTTACGCAGGTACAACTACCAACCAAATTACTCTTTATACTCAATCAACTAATGAAGCTCAAGTAACTACAACTATACCACTAGGAACTCCAATGGGAGCTTCTACAAGTTGCTCATTTGAGGCATCTACTGAACAAGTAGAAGTAACCTCTCAGACATCAGCTTGGTTTAGAGAGTTTAAAAATGACATTACATCTTGGACAGTTAATTGTGATGGGTTTATAGCCTTAAGTGGTTACTCCTATCTTGCTTTAATGCAGAAGCAATTAGACAGAGCTTCAATAGATGTTAGATTCTCTATAGACAATGACAATGCAGATGCTAGTGATACCTATGGCTACTCAATAGTAAGTGGTACTGCTAACATTACATCTATTAGCTTAAGTGCTCCTGTAGAGGGTGCATCTACTTATTCATTGGCATTACAAGGAACAGGTGCTTATGCAATAACAGGAACTCAGGTTATAAGTGGAGGTTCATCAGTAACAGTATCATCAATGAATAGTTATTCTTATACGGCAGCAGGTGGTGAAACAACAGTAACCTTTGTAGCTGCAATCGGATCTACTTGTATATCGGTTACAAGAGGTGGTGTAGAGGTTAGAACCATAAATACAAGCGGTACTCCAACAGGTGAGAATGTTACCTTTAATAGTGCCACAGGAGTTATTACCTTTGCAACAGCAAGGGCACTTG